GGCTCTTGAAACAGCATGACAAACTTGCCGAGATTGCCGAACTCAAGGGACGCGCTGATAGTGAGCGTGAGCACAGCCAGCACATGTTGAACGCTGCGCGGAATGGCGACGCTAAGGCAGCGCTAGAAATACTGAAGCACACGCATGGTTGGGTCGCCAAGCAAGCCGTTAGTATTGAGGTCGATCAGCGCATTAGTGTGATTGACGCGCTCAGAGCGGCGGAGACACGCGTTGATGAGGGTAAAGTGATCGACGTGACGCCACAAAGTGAAAAGCTAACACATGCAGAAACCAATATACAGTCCGGAAGACGAGCAACTGCTGATGAGTCGACTTTGGTCCCCAGCGATCAAAGATGACCCCGAGGCGTTTGTTCTTTTTGCTTTTCCGTGGAGTACAGCGGGCACACCGCTTGAGCACCACCACGGTCCTAGAAAATGGCAGCGCGACGTATTAAGAGAGATCAAACAACACATTCAGAAAAATAAAAACGTCACTGAGTTTGATGTTCTCAGGATGGCTGTTTCCTCTGGTCGTGGTATTGGTAAATCGGCGCTGGTGAGCTGGATCGTGCTTTGGATGATTACGACTAGGATTGGTTCTTCGGTAATTGTGTCGGCCAACTCGGAAGCTCAGTTGCGATCTATTACATGGGCTGAAATAACTAAGTGGCTTGCTATGATGATTAATAGCCATTGGTGGGAAATTTCTGCCACTAGAATTACGCCTGCCAAGTGGATAACCGAGTTAGTAGAACGAGATCTTAGAAAAGGCACCCGGTACTGGGGCGCAGAAGGTCGTCTATGGTCGGAAGAAAATCCCGATTCTTATGCTGGCTTACACAATTCAGATGGTGTCTTACTTATTTTTGATGAAGCATCCGGTATACCCGACGCTATTTGGGATGTAGCCCAAGGCTTTTTTACTGAAAACACCCCGCACAGATTTTGGGCTGCGTTCAGTAACCCGCGACGCAACACGGGGTACTTCTTTGAGTGCTTCCACGCCAAGCGTGACTTTTGGCACACAAGGCAAGTGGACGCAAGAACGGTCGAGGACACCGACAAGCAGGTGTATCGTCAGATCATTGAAGAGTACGGTGAGGACTCAAGCCAGGCGCGGGTCGAGGTGTACGGTGAGTTTCCATCAAGTGGTGACGACCAGTTCATCTCACCAAGCCATGTGGCCGACGCTGCCGCTAGACCTCGGTACAAGGACGAAACCGCGCCGATAGTGATCGGGGTCGATCCGGCACGAGGTGGGGCGGACTCGACAGTAATCGCGGTGCGGCAGGGGCGTGACCTGGTGGCGATCCATCGGTATCATGGCGAGGATACGATGACGATCGTGGGTCGGGTGATTGATGCGATTGAGCAGTACAAGCCAACGCTCGTGGTGCTGGACGAAGGCGGGCTAGGGTACGGTATATTAGATAGGCTACACGAGCAGCGCTACAAGGTGGTGAGAGGGGTGAACTTTGGTTGGAAGGCGAAGAACCCTGTGATGTACGGTAACAAGCGGGCCGAGCTGTGGGGCACGATGAAGGAGTGGCTTAAAACTGCTTCCATTCCGAACGATAGGGCGTTAAAGTCTGATCTGGTTGGGCCTACCATAAAACCCAATTCGTCGGGTACAATTTTCTTGGAAGGCAAAAAGGAAATGAAAGCCCGAGGATTAGCATCACCCGACGCTGCTGACGCACTGGCAGTAACGTTTGCATTTCCTGTCGCGCACAGGCAGTATACTGAAAAGACTACTAATCGTGCGTATAACGCTAACGGCGTAGCAACATCTTGGATGGGTGCTTGATGGCAAAGAAAGGTGTATCACTATCAGTCGGACGTGGTGAGAAGCTGCCAGTGTCTAAGGGTGCTGGGCTGACGGCTAAGGGCCGTGAGAAGTATAACCGCGAGACAGGTAGTAATCTTAAGGCACCCGCACCGAACCCTAAGACCGAGGCAGACAAGGGGCGCAAGGCGTCGTTTTGTGCCCGCATGGGTGCGGTAGCAGCTAAGGCAAAAGATGGCGAACGCGCTAAAGCATCACTTAAACGATGGAAGTGCTAATCATGGCTACTAAACCTGGACTATACGCTAACATCCATGCTAAACGCGAACGCATCGCTGCGGGCAGTGGTGAGAAGATGCGTAAGCCTGGCACTAAGGGTGCCCCTACAGCAAAGGACTTTCGTGACTCGGCAAAGACTGCCAAGAAGCCGATGAAAGGAAAATAATGCCACTCGTAAAATCAACCAGCAAAGAAGCCTTCCGCAAGAACATCAAGGCTGAAGTTGCCGCAGGAAAACCGGTGAAACAATCAGTAGCGATAGCGTACGCGGTAAAGCGCGAAGCTGCTAAAAAAGCACCGACAACAAAGAAAAAATAATGGCAACGCTTAAACAAGATCCTACAGGTATCGAGGGCGCAGGTAAAGTATCTGCACGCGGTGGGCCGGACCAGAAAGACCACCGCGACACGTTGCAACTGATGCGTGATCGACTGCGGCAGGCGATCGGTGCGTACTCGGAAAGCCGTGAAGATGAGCTAGATGACTTGCGATTTATGGCAGGCTCGCCTGATAACCAGTGGCAGTGGCCGCAAGATGTACTGGCAACACGCGGCTCGGTGCAAGGACAAACGGTCAACGCCAGACCGTGCCTGACGATCAACAAGCTGCCGCAGCACGTAAGGCAAGTAACCAACGAGCAGCGCCAGAACCGGCCAAGCGGCAAGGTCATACCCGTCAATGATCAGGCTGACGTAGAGGTCGCTGAGGTGCTCGATGGCATCGTGCGGCACATTGAGTACATGTCAGACGCTGACGTCGCCTATGACACAGCGTGCGAGAACCAGGTAACTTATGGTGAGGGCTATATTCGTATCCTGACCGAGTATTGCTACGAAGATAGTTTTGATCAAGACATCAAGATCGCTCGCGTACGCAATAGCTTCAGTGTCTATATGGACCCGCTCATCCAAGACCCGTGCGGTGCGGACGCTGAGTGGTGCTTCATTACCGAGGACATGCTCAAGGAAGACTACCAGCGCACGTACCCTAACGCTGCGCCGCTGTCATCGATCATGGCGCAAGGTATTGGTGACCAAGACATCAGTCAGTGGATCACAGAAGATACGATCCGTATTGCTGAGTATTTCTACATCGCGCACAAGCGGGAAACGCTTTATTTGTTCCCTGGTAACAAGTCTGTTTTTAAAGGGTCTGTCGAAGACGCTACGCTGCGCTTGATGGGTCTAGTACCCATACGTGAGCGTCAGGTAGACCGTAAAAAAGTCATGTGGATGAAAACCAATGGCTTTGAAGTGCTTGAAGAGCGTGAGTGGGCAGGCAACTGGATACCTGTCGTACGCGTAGTGGGCAACGAGTTCCAAGTTGACGGTCGTATCTTCATTTCAGGCATCGTGCGTAACGCCAAGGATGCCCAACGGATGTATAACTACTGGACAAGCCAAGAAGCTGAAATGCTTGCGCTTGCCCCTAAAGCGCCATTTATTGGTTATGGCGGTCAGTTTGAGGGTTACGAGTACCAGTGGAAGACGGCTAACACGCAAAACTGGCCGTATTTAGAGGTCAATCCAGACGTTACAGACGGCGCAGGATCGATTCTGCCGCTGCCACAGCGTGCTGCACCACCTTTACCTCAAACGGGCCTCATACAAGCTAAAATGGGGGCTTCTGAGGACATCAAAGCTACCACAGGCCAGTACGATGCAAGTCTGGGCCAGGTGTCAAACGAACGTTCTGGACGTGCTATTTTAGCAAGACAGAAGGAATCTGACACCGGTACGTACCACTATGTGGACAATTTAGCGCGTGCTGTGCGCTACGTGACCCGTCAACTGGTGGATTTGATACCAAAAATCTACGACACGCAGCGTATTGCTAGAATTGTTGGTATTGATGGCGAAACCAACATGGTCAAGATCGATCCGACTCAGCAAGAGCCGGTCAAAAAGATCATGGATCAGACAGGCGTAGTGATTGATAAGATCTACAACCCATCAGTAGGCCGTTACGACGTGGTGGTGACCACAGGTCCAAGCTACATGACCAAGCGTCAGGAGTCGATGGACGCCATGTCGCAGATCTTGCAGGGTAACCCCAACTTGTGGGCCGTGGCAGGCGATTTGTTTGTTAAAAACATGGATTGGCCTGGTGCTCAAGAGATGGCAGCACGGCTTCGCAAGACGATTGACCCACAATTGTTGGCTGATCAAGAAAATGACCCAGCACTACAAGCGGCTCAGAAGCAGATGGAAGCAATGGCTGCTGAGATGCAGCAGATGCACGATATGCTGATGAACGTTAACCAGTCGATTGAGGCCAGAGACGTCCAAGTACGTGAATTTGAAGCTAAAATTAAGGCGTTTGATGCTGAAACTAAGCGTATTTCAGCCACTATGCCCGGTATGTCGATGGAGCAAATTCAAGATATTGTGATGGGCACGCTTGCTGCGGCGCATGATGCGGGTGATTTAGTACCTCCGCAACAGATGCAAGGTCCGATCATGCCCGAGTCAGAGGGTATGGGCCGAGAAGCTGAGATTATGGCTCGTCAGGAAGAAGCTCAACAAGCCAGACCAATGCCTAATGTAGTACCACAGGAAAGCTAGCCATGAAATGCGCTGAATTTGTAGGTATGTTGTTTTTGGCCCGTGATGTTGCTCACTCTGTGCACCTAAATACGCGCAGCTACAGCAAACACAAAGCGCTAGGTAAGTTTTACGACGAGATTGTTGATCTAGCCGATAAATTTGCCGAAGCCTATCAGGGCAAACATGGTTTAATTGGCCCAATTTCATTGATGAATGCTGGTAAAACCTCTAACATCCTAGATTTTATGCAAGATCAAGTTGATGAGATCGGAAAAATCAGGTATGAAGTGTGTGATAAGAGCGAAACCGCAATACAAAACATCATCGATGAGATTGTGGGGCTGTACTTAAGTACAATATACAAACTTAAGTTTCTTGCATAAGGAACCAAGATGGAACTTCTTAACCCGATGGGTAAAACTGATTACCCGACCTACACAGCAACAGCCGGTGCTACGGCTGGCAACACGACAGCGTGGGGTGCAGGGCCACAAGGTGTTTTGGTGTGGTGTGATGTCGCTTGTTATGTTGAAGTCGGTGTAGGTGCAGTAGCCACCACAGCAAGTACAGCTATTACTGCTAACACACCCATTCCTTTCGTTGTGCCGTTAAACACAACCGGTGCTCCGTGGCGTGTTAGTGTTTTGCGGGTTGGTGGCACAGACGGAACCGCTTACTGTAAGCCTATTAACAAGCAATGAGTTACTTCGGCGTTGATCTTAGAAATTCTGTTGCTATAGGGCTAGCGGGTATTGCGTCTTTATTTTCAGGATCTAAAGATGTTCCTACACCACCCTCCGGAAATTTTATTATCTTAGAAACGTCTGGCTATCTTGTGCAAGAAGTAGGCACA